AGTTATCTGACGTTTTGCATTGATCCGCTGATTGATATGCTGCAGGAAGAAATAAACCGCAAGCGCAACGGCTATGTGGCATTTACCCAGGGTACATACCTAAAGATTGACGCCAGAAATATCAAACACATTGACGTTTTGGATTCCGCAACATCAATCGACAAATTAATAGCGTCGGGATGCTACTCAATCAATGATATTCGGGATATTATCGGGGAGTTACAAATTGACGAAGATTTTGCGAAAGTTCACTATTTAACGAAAAATTATAGTACAGCAGATGAACTATTGAATGCACTGAGTGTAAATGGTGAAATAAAAGAGCCTACTTCTCAGTAGGCTTCTCGCGCTCCTTTAAAACTAACTCAATTCCCTTGTCTAAAAGTTTTGACAGCGGGATCATCGTTTCTTTTAGCAGTTGATGGCATAATTATATTAAGAGATAAGGTGGATATATGCTATATGATGATGTGATTGAAATACCAAAAGGATCAAGATTTAAGGATTTGACAGGCGAAAAGTTTGGAAGGTTGACAGTTGTTGGATATGCTGGCAAGAATAAGTGGAACGAAGCCAACTTCTGGTGCATCTGTGAGTGCGGCAGAAAGACTAGGGTTAAATCGAAGGGCTTAACTGCGAAAAAAAACGGAACAAAATCGTGCGGATGTTTATCAGTTGAAAGGTCAAGCTTGACTAGAAACTATAAAGACATGGCCGGTGAAAAGTTTGGAAGGTTAACCGTTGTGAAGTATACAGGCCGGGTATCGTATAAAAATTACGCACTGGCGCTTTGGTTGTGTAAATGCGATTGCGGAAATGAAGTTATTGTCAGGGGTTCTTCATTGAGAAATGGAAACACAAAGTCGTGCGGATGCCTTGATGAAGAAAGAAGATCTGAAAGAAAAGGCGAAGATCACCCAAATTGGCGGTTTGATTTAACCGAAAAAGAACGACAAGAAGACAGGAAGTTCAACCCATCAAAAATTAAAGTTTTTAGAGAGGGAGTCTACGAAAAAGACAATTACACATGCCAGTGTTGTGGAAATAGATCAAGAAAAGGCCATCCCGTCGTTATAAATGCCCACCACTTAAATGGCTATCATTGGTTCAAAGAGGGGCGATACGATATAAAAAACGGTGCGACCTTATGCAATAAATGCCACAGAGAATTTCATAAAATTTACGGCATGAGAGATAATACAAAGCAGCAATTCGAAGATTTTATCAGCGACAATCAGCAGCAATTCAGCATCTCAATTTGAGGTGTTTTTTTCATGCTTGAAATGGAGGGAATATGAGAAGCGCAAAAATAACAACAGTAACACCGCCACCTAACACTGGATAGGTGGTTTTTTATTGCAAAAGAAAAAAGCGAAAGAAAGGAGGACAAGATGGCAATTAAGAAGTATTATTCACTGGCTAAAAACGGGAACACCATTGACGTCTACATCTATGGTGACATCACCTCATGGCCATGGGATGAGTCGGACGTTTCAAGTTATGGTTTGGCCAAAGAGTTGGAGCTGACAGAAGCCGAACAGATCAACTGTTATATCAACAGCTATGGCGGGGAAGTGGCCGAAGGGCTGGCGATCTACAACCAGTTAAAGCGGCACCCCGCAAAAGTAACAACGATCTGCGACGGGTTCGCCTGTTCAGCTGCATCAGTTATCTTTATGGCCGGAGATGAAAGGCTCATGGGGGAAGCGTCACTACTGATGATCCACAACGCATGGACCTATACGTCAGGCAATTCAGAGGAACTGAGAAAACAGGCTGACGATCTGGACACCATCACCCAGGCGTCAATCAATGCCTACATGGCATGTGTAAACATCGAAGAGGCAGCGCTTAAAGAATTGTTGGACAAAGAAACATGGATTTTGCCAGCCGATGCCGTGGCCATGGATTTTGCCACAGGGATAGCGAAAGAAGAAACCGGAATGCAAGCAAGCCAGAGCATCAAACAGAAGGTCGTTAAAATGCTGGCTCAAAAAGCGGGCGGTCCAGTATTCAAAATTGATCTGTCAGACAACGTGAAACAGGCGTTGGGTGATCTAAAAAAAGAAATGCAGGAGCAGCTTGACGAAATTAAAAAACAGGCTTGTCGGGGCAACGTGCCAGAATCAGAAGAAAATATAACAGAAACAACAGAAAATGCACCGGAAACAGACGGAAAAGTACCAGAACCGCAGGAAAAAGAATCAAACCTGCTTAAAAATTTAGTGGCTGCATTAAGCCGGAAAGGGTAGAAAAATGAAATTACCAAACACACAAAAGTACATGGAACTGCAGTTGTTTTCAGCGAAGAGCGATGATGCCAAAGAGGCGGAACGTCAGTTAGCGGCGGAAAAAGTAAAAGAGGCCTTAAAAAGCGAAGACGCTGAGGCATTAGCCAAAGTATTTGCAGATTTTGCAAATGGGATTCAGGAATCAATCATTTCCGAAGCACGATCAATCGCTACCGGAGCCGATACCACGGTATTAGCGTCAAGGGGTGTTAGACAATTGACGTCAGAAGAAACAAAATATTACCAGGCAGTGATTGAAGCCATGCGGACATCAAGCCCGCAGCAGGCATTAAGCGACTTAAATGTGGTCATGCCAATTACAACTGTTGATGCAGTATTTGACGACCTGGTGGCGAATCATCCACTGCTGGGAGTGATCAACTTCACCAACACCAGCGGCCTGATTGAATTTATCGTTAACACAAACAGCAAGCAACTGGCAACATGGGGGACATTGACATCAACCATTGTCAAAGAACTGACGTCCGGATTTAAGAAAATTAACATGTCATTACAGAAACTATCGGCCTTTATCCCAGTGGCAAAATCAATGCTGGATCTGGGACCGGCATGGATGGATAAATATATCCGCACCATTCTGGCAGAGGCTTTATATTTTGGAGTTGAAGAGGGAATTGTGAATGGCACTGGAAAAGAAATGCCAATCGGCATGAACCGGCAAGTCGGGGAAGGCGTTACCGTAACGGATGGCGTTTACCCACTAAAAACCGCCGTGGCCGTAACAAGCCTGGACCCGGTAACTTACGGAACACTGATTGGCGGGATGGCCATTGACGCCAAAGGCAACCAACGCGTCGTAACCGAAGTAATCATGATTGTCAGCCCAACCGATTACCTGACAAAAGTAATGCCATCTACAACCATTCGGGCCGCAGATGGTACCTATGTTAACAACGTCTTCCCATTCCCTACCCGGGTGATCCAGTCAACCGAAGTACCAACCGGGAAAGCCATCTTCGGACTGGCCAACCGATACTTCATGGGGATCGGGACGGCTCTGTCCGGAAAGATTGAATATTCAGATGATTATAAATTCCTGGAAGATGAACGTGTTTACCTGGTTAAAATGTATGGCCATGGCGAACCACTGGATAACACCGCCTTTGTTTATGCTGACATCAGCGGACTAAAACCAGCAATCCAGGAAGTAACGGTTAAAGGAACAGTAGCAACTAAAGAAGAGGTCTAAGTTAAAGGGGAGCGGCGCCATGCGTCTGCTCCTCAATTTTGTATGGAGGTGAGAAGATGACAGAAGAGGCGTTTGCATTGCTGCTGGCCGATGTAAAAAACGAACTGGATATAACCTGGCAAGATCCAGAGACGGATAAAAAGCTGGCCGGAATGACCAAAAGAGGGATGGCCTATATTGATAACGTGGCCGGGGCCACCATGGACTATACCATTGAAGCAGAAGCCAGGGGATTGCTGTTTGATTATTGCCGGTACGTCAGGGCCGGGGCGCTGTCAGAGTTCATGGAAAATTATTTGCCGGAGCTGTTGTCACTCCAACAGGCATTTAATGATGGGGTTGCCAGGATATACAAAGTAAAAAGCGTCGCCATCCCCGGGAAGACGCCGAAAAAAGTAATCGAATTAAGGGAAAGCATCCGCTATAACAAAAAAACAGTCGGCATAACCCGGTTTAATCTGGCAAAGCAAAACAACAGCAAAGCGGATCGGCTAATTGAGTGCCCGTTGCGTGAAACAGCAACCGCAACAGATGTGGTAATTCTTGGAGACGGGAAACAATACCAGGTTATCCAGATCCAATACCCGGAGGACGCCAAACCACCGACGATGGTGCTAACTCTGGAAAGGTTAGGAACGTTCTATGATATTTCCGAAGATTGAGAATACTTTAAAGGCAATAACTGCAAAGACGCACAGGACATTCGCCCCAGAGGAAGAAGAGCCGCCGTATATTGTTTGGGATGACGACTCTCAAGGCGAAACCCTACATGGCGATGGGAAAATGAATTGCCAAGTAATCGAAGGAACAATAAACCTATTCACAAATGATGAAGATGACCAATTGTTTGACCAAATCCAACAGGGGTTAAACTCTGCTGACGTAGCATTTGAATATAATTCAAAACAATTTGAAGAGGACTCTGGAATCACGCATTATGAATGGGTGTGGAATCTGCCGAGGGGCATATAAACATGGCTAGATGCGAATTTATGGCAGCAGATGATTTTGCAATTAAACTGGAGCGATTGGCGACGGACATGGATTCCGTAGCTGAAGAGGCGGTCTACGCTGGAATCGAAATCGTTGCTGATGAGATTAGCAAAAACTTGAAAGCGGTTGTGTCAGAAGAAGCGACCGGGGGACTTGTCGAGGCATTTGGGGTCACGCCAATTACTAAAGACGCCAATGGATGGAATGCCAAAGTAGGCTTCGATGGCTACGACAACAACCCTAGTAAAAAGTATCCGAAAGGCGTATCGTATCAATTAATTGCACGATCAATTGAATCGGGAACAAGTTACAGGGTGGCAAAACCGTTTGTTAGACCGGCAATGAAGAAAGTAAAAAAACGAGTTGTTGAAAAGATGAACGAAATAATCGAAAAAAGAACGAAAGAAATACTAGGGTAGGCACTCGCAGGAGTGACACTGCTAAAAAAAGGAGAAAAACATGGCTTATGTAAATATTAAGAATTTAGTATGGGCAGAGATGACGGATGTAGATGAGATGGTATACGCAGCACCGCTGGCGGTAGCATCACTAATGAGTATAAAGGTGGACACAAAAAGTTCGAATGATACCCTCTATGGCGATGGGATTCCAGAGGAAAACGTATTGTCGATTGGAGAAACGACATTTGAGGCCGGGGTGACAAACTTCCCATCGCTGATTGCAAGTAAAATGCTAGGGCACACACTTGATCCGTTAACTGGCATCACGTCCGATCACGTGGACGATCTCGCTCCGTATGGCGCGATCGGGTTTGAATTGGAAAAAGCAGACGGAACAAGCGATGCATTCTGGTATCTTAAAGGGCGGTTTGAAGAAGTCGGAGTCGATGGCAAACAGAAAGAGGGAAAGACTTCTTTCTCCACGCCAACCCTCAAGGCGACATTTTTGCCGCGCGCCGATGGGCACAGACGATTTAAACTAGATCCGAGTGCGGGGACAACGCCAACGACGGTAGCAGCGTTTTTAGCAGCGGTACCAGCACCGGTGCCAGAAGGATAGTAATGATGATGGGGCTAAAAAGCCCCATTTTTTTATAAAAAAAATTAAAGGAGAAAATAAATGCAAATTAAATTGGGTGAAAAAACATACGAAACTGGAAAATTGACAGGAGAGGCACTATGGGAGTCACTGGAATTTGAAGAAACAGTAAAAGCCGAAAAGGTAATGCTGAACCAGTTAAACATGATGGCTGAACAGGTTGTAAAGTTATACAAGAACCAATTCACGGTTGAGGACATCAAAAAAGGTCTGGAATCTCATGAAGTTTGGGCAACTCTGAATAACCAATGCTTTGGTGTTGGCTATAAATTAGTGGAGAAAATTGAAACAAAAAACGAATAACCGGCAGTGGTTCCGGTAAAAAAATCACGCTATTTGAATGGATAAAATTATTTTATGTGGCCAGGCTGGATGAAGGTTACAAGATGAATGAAATTGACGAGATGGATGTTTTTAGATACCTTGACGTTCTCGGCTACCAGCAAGAAAAAGAATATTGGAAAAACGTTGAAGAAGCGCTGACGTTTTTATAGAAAGGAGGGAAAGAGTATGGCTTACGATATAGGACCGCGGATCGGGATACAGGGAGAAGCGGAATTTAGAAAGTCGATTAATACAATTAATGACAGCTATAAAACGCTAAAGACTGAAATGAATGCGGTCACATCGGCGTTTGACAAAAATGATCAATCGCAAGAAAAATTGACCAAGCAAAACGAAATATTAACCAAGCAAGTTGAGTTGCAGCGAAAGAAAGTTGAAGAAACGACGGCAGTTATGAAGAAGTCGTCCGATGAGTATGGCGATGCCGATAAAAAAACTTTAGCATGGCAGCGGACGGTTAATGCCGCAACGGCAGAGCTAAATAAACTAGAATCGCAATTAGAGACGAACAACAAGACAATCGCACTGCAAAATTCGGGGTGGAACACGCTCGGAAGGACGCTTGATACGACTGGGGCGAAAGTAACTGCGCTCGGAGACGGGATGGTTGGCGCCGGACAGAAAATGACAGTTGGGATTACGGCTCCAATTATAGCCCTGGGCACTGCATCTGTCGCGGCGTTTAAAAACGTTGACGACGGCATGGATACAATTATCAAAAAAACCGGAGCAACAGGGGAAAGCGCTGAAGAGCTCGAAGAGATATACAAAAATTTAGGGTCGAACGCTCCGGAGGACCTGGGTGATGTTGGCGCCGCTATCGGCGAAATAAACACACGCCTTGAATTCACGGGCGAAAAACTAGAAAAGGCATCTGCCGACTTTTTAAAATTTGCAAAAGTAAATGACACGGACGTCAATTCCGCGATCCAACTAGTAACCCGATCGATGGCGGATGCTGGTATCGAAGCAGATGAATACAATTCCGTTCTTGACATGCTAACTGTCGCCGCACAAAAAAGCGGCATTGGGATAGACTCGTTGACAACGAACCTAACAAAATACGGTGCGCCAATGCGGGCACTGGGGTTAGATACTAAAACATCCATTGCAATTTTTGCCGGATGGGAAAAAGCTGGGGTTAATACGGAAATTGCGTTCGCTGGAATGAAAAAAGCAATTTCAAACTGGGCGGCTGAAGGAAAAGACTCAAGAGTCGAATTCCAAAACACACTGGATGCGATTAAGTCAGCACCGGACATCGCAGCGGCGACGACAATGGCCATTGACGTGTTTGGCCAAAAAGCTGGGCCGGATCTGGCCGACGCTATCCAGGGCGGTCGGTTTGAAATAGATGATTACATCGAAGCCTTGGACAATGCTGGCGGCGCGGTAGAAAACACCTATGAACAAATTGAAAGTTCTACCGATGATGCAAAAGCGGCATTTAATAAAATAGAAATCGCTTCAAGCGAATTAGGCGAAACAGTTCTGGAAGTTCTAACGCCAGCACTTGAAGAAACGGGCGAAATTATCGGAGATGTTGCAGATTGGTACAGCGATCTAAATCCTGAAATGCAAGAAGCAATTATTGTTACGGCGGGTTTAGCAGCAGCAGCGGGTCCATTGTTAGTCGTAAGCGGAAGCTTGTTAAGAGCAGGCGGCACGATGCTTACAATGATCGGCACCGTCAGCGGCGCAATTGGCGTAATGACAACAGGGGCGACCGCAGCAACACCTGCAATCGGCGGGATGGCAGCGGCAATGACCGCATTGACTGGGCCTGTAGGTTTAGTGATATTAGGCGTAACGGCAATGACTGTCGGCTTAGGCGCATTATATATTCATCAAAAAAACAACACAGTTCAAACCAAAGAACAGATTGAGATGAACAAAAAGTTTATCACCAGCACAGACAACGTTACGGAGTCGATCGGGAAAAACATGGAAGCCCGGGAAACGTCATTAAAAACCACAGAAAACGAAGTGGTCGCAGCAAAAACATTGGCCGACAAGATATTTGAATTGTCTGAAAAACAAAACAAGTCAGCGTCAGAATTAGAGGCATTAAACAGTTTCGTGGATGAATTCAACAAGATTATGCCGAACGCAAATTTGTTAGTCGATGAACACAGCGGAGCACTGAACTTAACCCGCGATGCCGTAACAGACTTAATTGCCGTTGAAGAAGACCGGATCAGGCTGGCAG